CTGTTTGCACGTTGATGGTCTCTCCCAGATTGAATTTGAACGGGGTCGTGAATGCTGTGAGTTCCCACACATGACGAACACCTGCCGCCAGGTCTTTACGCCTGTTCGCTTCTGCCTGGCAATCGCTCTCACTTACCAGGGCGCTGGGCACAGTGATAGCCTCCGCCTCAGGGAACTGCGTTGTAATGTTGGCGTTTTCTACATATATATAGCTGTACTCTTTTTCATAGCGTGTAGCTATTGTTGGAGTTAACTCTCGCACGCTGCCCGCCAGACCATCGGCTTGCGGGGTGAAATTGCGCTGATAGCCCAGCTTAATAGATTTCAGTGGTTCAATACGCCGGGCCACTTTCAACGTGCCATCTTCATAATCATCCTGGCTCAGTGTGTGAGCCACAGTGCCGACTCCGGTATAGCGAATAAGGCGGAACTTATTTTTACGGTTGTAAAACCAGGCTCCGCCCACACTTGAAACAACATCATCCAGAAGCTGCTTAACTGGCGTGTCCTGGGTGATGTACAACCCCATCAGATAATCAGGTAATACGGCAGTGTCAGTGGTAACAGCTAGGCCCAGGGTACTGAGTAGATAATTGATAGTTTGAGTGCCAGATTGCAACCAGGTACCAGAGTGTTTGTGGCCTTTTACGTCCGCCGTGATACGCCCTTTAACTGCGTTAGTTGTGGTAAATGTGCCATCGGTTAGATTTGCTGTGTACGGGATGGATAGGCCGTTTTCTCTTACCTGTGTAATAGCCTCTAAGGGGCCATTGTTTACCTGGTATTTTTTTGCATTCGCATCGATTAAAACCGGACTGATATTAAAGCACTGTCCCAGGGCAATGGGCTTAAACTCTCCCTTGGATGGGCCTGAGCTGTAGGTTTCTGTCAAAAGCGGCTTATCAAATACGCTGGCTCTGTCTCTGAATGTCAGCTTTGCGGTGCTGTCATCCACTTGCTGTAAACCGCCACAGATTGCATGTTCAACCAGCGTTCCGAACTGAGACAACGACCAATCTGGTGCACCTGCCTTGATGGTGACGGCCTGACCCGCGAAATTTGCAGTAGTTAAAAGTTCTTTAATTTCATCATCCAAGAATAGTTCAATAGCACCGGCCCCGGAGATACTAAAGCCCACAAATGCCTCGCTCATGTCTCTGGTGAAATCCCCCATAGCAATAATGGTATCTGGGTACGGGGTTAATGCAGGGCTATCGCTTGATTTGCTGCGGTACGGCATATTGGCCCGGCGTAAAGTTTTTGTCTCGCCAGCCTCCAGGTATCTAGCTTCGACTAGGAAACAGCGAAGGCCTGGCTCCGTGATCCATGAGTCAAACATCAGCCTATCCTCTTATCTTCGAACTGCAGCTGCGTATTCCGATCAAGCCTATTGCCTAAGTCCTTCACAGCTTTCAACAACTCTGGGTCTGACTGTGGCTGTTGTACCGGCTGTTGTACCGGCTGATTTTCAGGGCTGGGGATCACAGGTTCAGGTGCTGGTAAGTTAATCACTGGTGCAGGAACATTCACGACAGCAGGTGGCGTATTACGAATAGCATCGGCTATCGCATACACCGACTGCTCCACAGCGCGGGTGGCATTCACATTTTGCTGAATAACATCGGTCTGATTGTCATTGCTGATTTCCATGCCATTTAGCAGCGAATTAATCGCCTCAACTTCGGCATTCATTGCTGTTTCAATTTGCTGACGCTGGGTTTCTGCTGCCGCTAACAGCTCATCTTTCGACGTAGTGTATGTTGCGTTAAGTTTGGCCAACTCTTCGTCAAGCTGCCCTTGCGTATTACCCTGTAAACCAGTTAACAGCCCTTGTATTTCTAATAGCTCATCGATGGCTTTTTGCTGTAATGCCAGGTTGTCGTTTTGAAAGGCTGCGACTTCTGAGGGTATGCCTGGCTCATTGCCAATACTCTGGCCAAAGCCGTTGTACACACCCTGAATTTGATTGAAGATGTCCTGATATTCCGCAGAGCCGGTACTGTAATAGCCCTGGGCGATTTTCAGATATTCATTACCCACAGACGACAGGCGGCCNCCGCCACGGGCCTGGGCCAGCAATGTATAAAACTGGTTTTGAGCCTCAGAAAGTTTTTGGCCTTGCTTGAGCGGTGACAGGTCACCCAGTAACAAGCTATTCGCTGCCTGGCCTAGCGACTGAGCCGCTTTTTTCAGTGCATCATAATTTGCCAGGTCTGCCTCGTATCGCTCACGCTGTTGCGTAGCCAGAGTGTCATTAGCATCAATTTCAGCCTGATAGCGAGCCATAGTGGCGCTATATAATTGCTCCAAGGTGCTGATTTGCTCTGCTGATGTTCCCTGACCAAGCTGGCCACGTAAACTACCAATCACACCGGATTGATAGGCCACTTCATCCCAGCCTGACATTGACCGGCGGATAGATAGAATACTGCCATCGATATTACCTGATAGCGCAGACATGGTATCGAACAACTGCTGGTACTGGCTGTTTAACTCACTCACAGCAGAATCGTGTTGTTGGGTCAGTGTACTTAACTCTCGCTCAGTATCCCGATTGAGAGTTTCAAGCTGGCGCTGGTTTTCTGTATTGATATTTTCCAGTGCCTGCTTAATGGCATCCTGCCTGCGTCTACCGTACAAAGTTTCAAGCAAGGTAGTATCTGCACCCAGCTCTTCGGCCTGCTTGATTTGTGCTTGGTACCACTCATCCAAGTTACGTAATGAGATCTGCAGCTGGCTCATATCCATTTCAGCTAAAGCTCGGCTGATATCCGTTTCAAACGCTAATCGCTGCTCTTGCAGTTTAGTCGCTTCGTTTAACGCCGAGTTACTGTCCTCCAGGGCATCATAAAATTGATCCGCTGCGCCTGACAGTTGTAGCAACATGGCAAACAGCCGCTGGCCTTCCTCGGTGGTCTTATCAATGCCAACAACGAGCTGTTTAAATTCTTCGCGAGTTGCTGGCAAGCTTTGGCCCACACTGCCCAATGCCTCATTTAATGATTGCTGTAAATGGGCAAACTGTTCTTCTTCCGAGAAGAACTCTTTAAAAAATGTATTGCTAGCATCTGTAAATTTATCTAACCCACCGGATAGTTCAATGATGGCCTGGGCCACGTCTATTTGCATGGTGTTTGACAAGTTGCCTAAGCCTGCACCCATACGTGCCAGGTGGTCGTTAAATACCACCTGCTCCTGGGCGACTCTTAATAGCGTATCGTAAGCACCTTCACCTATTTGCTGATAGTCGGTGATGCTCGGTACTAAGTGCTTTGCGATGAGGTCGGCTTGCTGGCTAAAGACGGCTTCGAGTTCTTGCTGAATTTCTTCCCCGGATAAGTCCTTAAAAGAGATCTGCGGCAAGTTAATTTCAAAATTGGCCAGCGCGTCTTCCAGACTCATTTCTGTCGTCGTGGTGATAGACTGCCAATAACCACTTAGTCTTTCCCGGATATGGTCGGGAATATCTCCGGCATCATCAAACACAGCACCCATAACAGTTTGAGTCACTTGTACGGTTTCAAAGCCTAATAGCTGCGCTGCTTCAATGACGGAATCGCCAATGTGGCCAAAGATAGCACCCATTTGCTGCTCGATGGCAACGTTCAAGTCACTGTATTCAATATCTGTGCTGGTCTTTTTACTTAATCCCCAGAATTTCTTTTTCGTCGTTTCAATTGTGTTATAAAGTTGCGCCTGCACCGCCCCTGAATCCAGGATCTCACCCAGGGTTTGAGACAAGAAACTGATGCCGCTATCCAGGAGTTCTTTTTTCGTTGAACTGAATTTGCCAAAGATAAAGTCACCGATGGGATCCGGTAATAAGCCACCAAAACTGCTGATAAATGACAACGGCTTGGAGCCAGCAAAGCCACCGTAGGTTTTACCCAGTTCTCCGCCATAACTGCCACCGTTGAAATCCAGCCCCCTGGTCAACGTCACGGCCAGGCGAGAAATGCCTGAATTCAGACTCTGCATGGAGGTGCGAATACCTTGCAGCTCTGCTAGTTGGTCAAGCTCGATATCTTCGAAACGTTGCCAGGCATTGTTAATTGATTCAGATTTTGCACTGCTATCCCCAAACACCGTACCTGTGCCTTGGGCCTTTTGCACATCTGCGGCAGACTGGATATTGCCGCCAGAGGTTGAGCCTGAGAACACCCCGAGCCCCGCCATAAGTGCCGCCATGGCTGCAATACGGGCAAAGGCAGTATAGGGGTCGCCTGCGCCCTGGTTAGTAATCGCTGTGAGCGCATTGGCCGCCGCTTTTTTCAGTGCAAGTGCAATCTCAAATGCAGTAAACACTTGCTCCATTCTATGCAGGGCTTCTCGGCCTTTTGATTGCTCAGAGAACATCTGAGAAGCAGCACCCGTAATCGCACCAAAGCTACTTAAATTGGCCGCTGTACGTTTTTTGGCAAGACCTAATTCGGCTTTTTCAAGCTCTTTATATTGCTTGGAACTAGGCAAATAGTTGGCTTTTTCTTTGGCGAGTTTAGCTTCAAGAGCCGCAATACTTTCAATTTTGGCGCTGTAATCATTCATGGCATCGGCGATAGAGCCAAATGTGTCAATAATGACCGAACCAGATCGAGACCATGCATTACCAAACTGATCAGCAGACTCAATCAAGCTCTCCAGATTCTGACTTTCCTGGAAGTCGTAAATGGCTTCTGAAAGCTCGCGAACTTTCTGTTTTTGTTTGTCTGTGGCATCGGCATTAAGCTTTCTAAGGGCTGTTTGTACCGTCAGTTCTTTGCCTGTGAACTTACTTAAAGCCAGCTCTTGCTGCAGCTGAGTGACATAGTCTTTGTTTTGTGCCAAATTTTGCTTCTGCTGCCGCTCAGCTTCGCTAAGGCGTTTGTTGTTCTTGTCATAGGCAGCGGTGAGTTTATCCATCCAGTCCTGGTATTCACCCATAGTCGGAATAATGCCAACCTGGAATGCCTGGTTAAGTAACTCTGCTTGATCTTGATAATCCGCCCAGGCTTTTTGTCCGGGGGCTAATTTTCCCTGCAGCTTTTCCAGGGCATCATGTTGCTCAAAAGTGGTGCCCGTCATTTGCACAAACATGCTATCCACGCGCTGGGCCTGGAGCAGATATTCACCAAAGCTGATATTGCCCTTATCCAGTTGTGCTTTTAGTGCCTGCAGGCGTTTATCATAAGCCCCAAAGGTCTGCACACTTTCCCAGCTCAGCGCATTGAGGTTGTCTTCGGTATTGGCCAGAGCCGCATTGGCTTGCATTAACGCACTGCGCTTGTTGATCAGGCCGTTGACTAATTTATTTTGCTCATTAAGTGCTGCAGTCACTTGCTGCCTGCTTCCGGCATCAAGGTACTGGGCATTGTTGAGCTGCGCCTGCAATTGGGCTTGTTTCTGGGTAGCAGCATTGATTTGCTCGGCCAGGGCAAGAATTTGCGCCGTATTAGCCGCCATATCGGCCCTGACTGCCGAGTTATTGGTAGAGTCAAAGGCCGCTGACAGATTATATAGTTTGTCGATCAGGATCTGCGTTGGCTCACTGGCATCATCGGCAGAAGACATATATTCATAAATGCCCCAGGCCGCAAGGGCAGCCAAACCTGTTGGCCCACCTAAAAATGCCATACTGGCACGCAGGCCTTTGAAGCCCACTGACAATAATCGGGTTTGCAGTGTGGTTTGCTTGGCCACAATACGATAGCCATTCATTCGCACCGTTGCTGCCTGGGTACCCACAGCCAGAGTACGCAGCCCCGTATACGCCACTTTACTGGCCGCGCCAATAGCAGCAATACTTATGCCGGTTTTTTTCAAGATCAGCACTGCAGCCCCAAAGCCCACAATAGCTGCCAAACTTGCTACCAGGTTCTGTAGCTCGGCAGTACTCATACTATCCAGGCTCTGGGCCGCATCTTTTAGTAAACCGGCCAGTTCGCCTGTGGTACCACTGGCTTGATCTAATCGGCTTAATGCACTGGCAAGAGCCGTCTCAAAGCTTTGCATACCACGCTGCATAGAGACTTCAATGGTATCGAACTGCTGGGCAATTTCATCGGCCTGGAGGATCAATACATTGAACACATCCCGGCTCATCAACTGCCCCTGAAGCATCATCTGGCGCAGCTCACCTTTGGTCAGGTTAAAGCCCTGGGCAATTCTATTGGCTACCTCGGGAATATTCTCTATCAGTGAATTAAATTCTTCGGCCCGGACAATACTGCCACTCATGGCCTGGGCCAACTGAGTCAGGCCGAATTTCATGTTCTCGTTAGTGGCCCCGGAGATCACACCCAGCTTTTGCACCGCATCGGTAAAGTCCAGCATATCGGCATTGCTAGCTTTAAGCTCTTTGCGCCCCTGAGAGAGGCGCTGGAACAGGGCAACCGTGGTACCAAAGGAGGCATTGTTTTGCTGGGTAACAGAGTAAAGCTGGCGGCTGACACTGATATAGTCACCTGTCTCAGCGGTAGCTGTTTTAATACGTTGCTGCAGTACATTAAAGTCATCGGCGAGTTTCAGGCCTCGCATGGCTCCGGCTAAACCGATAATACCCGCTGTCATCAAATGGGCATGGCGGATCATCTTGACCAGTTCATCATTGCCCCCAGCCGCCTGGCGCTTAAATTTGCCACTGGCACCGGCTGCTTGATTATAGCCTTGGGCCGCCTGTTTACCTGCCGTCGCACCACCTTTTAGCTTGTCATTGGCTTTACTTGCCGCATCAGCAATAGCATTAACGTCGCGTACTACAACACGCCCGTCCTTTGTGCTAAATTTAATGCTGACTTCGTAATTGTTCATGGTGACTTAATGCTTCTCACGCTTGCTGTAATTGCTGTTATTTACCTGGTGGCTACCCAGGCATTGCCCGTTATTTGGGATGAGTGGCTAAAGGCCTGGCGTAACAGTTAAGTTTTTTGCTCGGCCCAGACCTTTAAACAGGTGTTTTCCATCACTTCCAACCCGTCCCATACTCGTTGTTTTTCTTCTGCCTCTAAGCCCTGGTACCAGACTAATTTGCTGGCCCTGGTTTCGATGGCAACCGGATCCAGGTATATGGGTTGGGCTTCCATGCCCGCCCGGCACCAGTACCGAAAAACACTGAAAAACAAACTCACTATGAGCAGGTTGGCGGGCTGAATATCCGGCATGGTACCGGGCTGTTTTACCGCCGTTTGTTCTTCAATAACTTGACTAATCTGGGCATCATCTATACCCATATTTTCCAGTGCCTGTCGCTCTTCCTGCTCACTCATTGTCGACTGGCGCTGTTTCCCATGACCAGATACCCACCACCGGGCTATTTCCTGGAGTTTCCCTCCAGTACACTTTTAACGTTGTTCACGATGTCCAGGTAAGCATTGGCAATAGGCCCGGATAAAAAGCTTTCTTCTAAAAAGGCGTCGATAATGTCAGGGGTTGGCTCGGGCACCTGGCCATTGATCAGAATGGGGAACTCATACAAGGGATGTTTGCTAAATCCAGTGAAGTACTGGCGCATGCCTTCATTTGTCAGTGCTTTGATTTGTTCCATCCCTTCCTGGGTGATCTGCCGTAACTTCAAGTCAGAAGGATCATTGTCACCTGCAGCGTCAATCACAGCCTGGCGCTTTTCTTCCACGTTTTTCTCAACAGCCTGGAGCTTTTCGCGCATGGCTTTTTGTTCTTCCGGGGTTTGTTTTTGGAAGTGGCCCATGAACCCGGTTTTTACAAATACTGTATTGCCTTTTTTATCCATTTCATCAGTTGGAATTTCAAATACCACAGGGGCAACAAAACCGTGTTTTTTCAGGGCGTTTAATTCAAATTGCTTTTTCATGTTGTTGTCCTCAAAAAGTGGGGGCATCGGCCCCCGTTATCAGGGTAAAAAGGGATTACCGGAACTTGGCGGTAAACTCGTTGTTGCGAGCTGTGGGTACCAACTCGAATGTTGTCTGCAGATAGCTAATGCCATCAATAAAGGTGCGGCTCAGACTTACTAGCTGGGCATTGGGCGCGGTGCACTCAAAGATATAGCCCTCATCTGTTACATCGGTGCCAAGCTGAAAATCTAGGACTCCGTACTGCATCAGACTTACTTCAAAGTCACGGGTCGCCACATCCGGTTCCTGGAAAGTGACATCGGCCGTAAGTTTGCGGCCGGTGGTGAGGATGCGCCCATTTTCCGGGCTAAAGACCACCTCATTGCCACCTTTTAGGGAGACTTCTGAGACATTCGCATCAAAGCCCATAATGTTCTGTTTTGTAAAGTTCACGGCATCGGGTACAAACGGGTTTTTAAATGCGGTTAAATCTGGGGTCGTTAAAGAGGCTTCGCCGGTTTGTGCTTGATACAGCGCCATTGCGTTGGGGAATTTCAACATGGCATGACTGCCTTTTTTGATGTTGATTTCCCAGTCACTCATTAAACCTAATAAGCGTCGACGGTTTTTACCCCTAAAGAAATAGGCTGTGCTGCTTGCTGAGTCCAAGGGTTCGGTCAGGGACAAATCTACTGAGTCAGCCCCCACAGCCGCATTGAAACCAGCACTTCTTAAAAATGGCATAATCGCAGGCGCGACATTTTTGGTGCCACTGGGGGCCAGGTAGCCTTCCAGGGAGCCTGTCATAATACGGTATTTTTCCAACTGGCCTTTAGAGCCAGCTCGACCTGCGTCATAGTTTAATTCTTCGGCCTGTACATCAATGTCAAATTGGGTCTTAAGGCGCATGCCGTTTAATGCTGCTGTGGGCGCGGCATCATCTGAATAGGACGATTCGACTTTGGCCGATACGTACTGATCGCCTTCTAAAATGAATTGACTCATCATTTACTCCTTACGCAGGCGCTTGATAAATGCCGCCTGGTCGTTATTGGTTTTGGTTCCTGCCGCTTCCTGGGCTGCCTGTTCTTGCCTGGTTAACTCAGGCTTGGCCTTTACCTCTTGCTTAGGGGCTTTGGCCTCGGGTGTTTTTTTTTCAGCCATATCGGCCTCCTATGTCACTAACAAAATACGTAACGTGGCGTGATGGCACAGTACATTGGTCACCATGACAGGTTGACTCTTAACCAGGTGCCAGCCTGTTTTCTCGCCCTGGGCCAGGGTGCGCCAATCACCCACCTGGGAGTCGACATTAAAGGCATCTATCAGAGCATCAATGGCATCATCAAACTGATTGCTGCTTTGCCCCTCATCATCCCAGCCCTGGAATAACACTAATTCCCATTGCTCATGCCGAAACTGGTGTTGAGTGGTATGGGCATTAAGACGGCGCACGTAACCGCCCCGGATTTTTCCATCGATGACAAATAAACCTTTGAATTTATGCGCTTGGTTGCTAAAGCGCTCATAGGGGTACACCCGGCCCATATCTGCTGCCTGGGAGATCCTTTCGATCAGATCATCACGAAGCGCCATGTAGCTTCTCCTTTACTCTTGTTGTGGCGTCTATCAATATGGTTGCAAGCGCCGGGGCACTCATATCAAAGGTGCGTTTGTACACAAATTGGCCCTTAGTGCCTTTTTTCTTAATTTTCATGGCAATGGCCCAGGCGACGCTTTGGGCCTGTGCACCGTTAAGATCCAACACAGTCTCAACCCAATCAATTAGCGGGGTAACAGGCGGCATATGAGGCTTGGTACCTAGCTCTACACCAGGAGCATAGATCAGCGGGTTGCCCACAACGCCTTCTACGTCATCACCCAGCACAATGGGGCCTGCAAAGGTATGGGCCTGACGGTAAAACCCGGTACTACCCACAGGCGAGTTTTCTTTTAGCTCCGCTTCCAGGAACAACCCGGCCTCGGTCACAGCCTTGGCATGCTCTTTTTGCATCAACTCAGGGGCTTGCAGCCAAAGCTGTGCCAGGTCGTCCAGGTTAGATTCAATAGCGGCCAGCATTATTGTCTCCTGGCGTGCAGGCCATAGGTTGGCCTGTTCCAGTTAATAGAGGCACCTGCAGCCAATGATGATGGTTCCTTCATCTTAATTTTGCTCTTATACCGTTTGAGCAAGTCATTGGCGCGGGTGCGAAACTGTTGGTGTTGGGACTGGTGTTCAACACTGTCGGCAGCGATAAGCGAGTCGGTGTTATGGGCGTAATAGCTGGCAAGCTGTCCGCATAAGATATGAGCGGCATAACACGCCAGGGGCGCTTTTTGACGCTCGGTTATGGTAGTTTTGCTGGGATCTGACACATCCAAGGCATGGGCACGGGTATAAGTTAAGCGCACGATCCCATTTGCCTTAAGACTAAACTCCAGGATCACACCATCGGGGGTACGATATGGCGTGGCACCTATAAATTCATGAGGCCACAGATCAAGAGGATACTCGGCGCTAAGTACCTGACTATTGTCATAGTCAAACCCCTCTGGGGCCGGGATGTTATATGCATTATTGACTTGAATATCCAAGACCGGCTCATAGGGCTCATCAATACTTAATTGGGTCAGGGCCTGATTCATGGCCTGGATAATATCGTCCGGCTGCAGTACGCCGTCTTGATCACGTACTTCATCGGCCACCAGGTTTTGTACATCTGCAATAATCATCGTCTTTACTCTGGTAAAAAAAGCCGTCCTTGGCAGTTGGGACACAACACAATCGGATAATGGGGGGCAGTTTTTTATCAGCGAGACATGCCGAGGTCTCTATCGCTCCAGGGGTTATAGGGTTATGCGACCACTTGCTTATAGACGCCTTGGCTACTTAGCGGGGCACCACCATAGATATGGCGAATTTTGTAGGTTGTCGCATCATTGGTGAACATACTGCCAACGTTAGGGTTATCCTGGATAAACAACTGAGGTTCACGTTGTCCCTGGAAGAAACCCAATTCGATAATGGGGTGATCAGTTTTATCGCATGATGCGACCCAGTTATTGACATCTGTCCAACACCAAACAGGCATCACCATGGGTTTCAAACTTTGTACAAAGGTTTCATCGTTATTGGTATCACGCTTAAACGTGTCGTAGGCTTGCTCTTCCAGTTCAGGTGGCACCATGAGGTAACGAGGCACCAGACCTAATTCCGCATCACTACCAGGCTCTTGTTGGCGCATCATGGCCAGGCGGACAGCACTGTAAGCCGAGCCAGAAAAGGCAGTGCTGCCCAGATTTTTATGATCAGCATGGAACCAGGCTTTACCGTCATTCATCAAAGGCGGGGTTGCAAACATGCCAAACACAAATTTGGATAACGTTCGACGGGCCGCTGTCACCATTTTTTGAGGAATACGAGCGATAGCGCCCTGATCATCATTGGCAATCATTTCCAAGGTAACGGTTTCTCTACCACCACGCTTGGTCACACGGTATTTTTCTTTGTTATCTGTGGGGCTGGTTAGATCTGGGTATCCGCCGTTTTCTCCAACGTCCTGAAGGTCGCCATACCCGCCAATCACGACACGCTCCTGGTCGCGAAAGTCACTGACATTGACAATGTCGACGAAATGCTCCCAGCCGTCATAAATGGTCGCATTCGACCACAAATCAATCATGCGGCGATTGATGGTATTACCCAGGGCTGCCGGAAAACTGGTACTGTCCAGGGCTTCAGTCATCCTGCTTTGGCTACATTGGTTGATTTGTCCCGTGAAATGCCTGTCTCCTGTACAGTCCAGGTACACCTGGCGAATACTGGTGACATCCGTATCTTCCGGGTTAAACAGGGCTTCTAATAACTGGTTGCCATCGTCTACGTTGCCATAACGGGCACCGCCGTCTGGCATGTTGATTTTGCCGGAGTCTGTGACGCTGGCCAGAAGCTCTTTCATCTCACTGATACTTTCGGTGACTTGTTCTACCGTCAGGCTCTGTGCGTTATCAAACTGGGCTTTAAGCTGCGCCTGAGCCTTTTCAGGTAACTTGCTTTCACGCAGCAACGTTATAGCCTGAAACTGTGCGCCTTGCGTCGCCAAGGCCTCTTGTAACTGCTCGTTAGTGACACCCTCACCACCGCTGTTTTCAGCCGCCTGGGCGGGGCTTTTTTCAGTTGTTTGCTGGCCTTGAGTAGCCTGTGCTTCACGCAGTTTGTCATAGGCAGCTAACACCTCGCTTTCATTGGTTAGATCAACGCCGTCAAGCAATTCTGGTGTTTTTTCCAGCGCTTCAAGCATACGTTGTAATAGGTTCATGGATTTATCCTCTTGTGCTTCTAATAGGTTGATCACGCCACCACCTGCACCTGGTTCAATGATCAAGTCCAGGCTGGTGACTTTGGTGAATTTGACGGCTTCGCGAATAGCTCGGCCCTGGTGTTTTTTAGGTTTGGTTAATGCATAGGCATCAATGGAAAAGCCGAATAAATCAGACATATCCTTGCTGTGGGCTTCCAGCATTTTCTCGTGCACATTGGCACTTTCCAGCAGCTGCATATCAGCGGCAATATGGGCAGGATTGTCACCAGAGGCTTTTACAAAGGTGGCGTTTGAAAGCTTTCCGATAAGATTTTCAAAGCTTTTACCCTTGCCCTGCAGGTGCACATCATCCGCTTTATTTAGTACTCTGCAGCCATTAAACAGTGGTACCGCTTCTCGCAATACACTGGCAGGGTAAAGCTTGCCATTACCGGAGAGACCCGCTTTAACCACACATACACGCCATTTAAGCCCCTTGTTCTGATCCAGAGACTCCAGGAGGACAGTGTTGGTGATACCGTCGCCGTGGCCATGCTCTTGTGGTGCCATGCACTCCAGGACATTGGTGACACCTGCAGGTACATAGCTCACTAATACTTCATGTGGCTCACCAAACGTTACCTGGTTGCTATCGTCAATGGCGTAGGTATAGCGGAAAAGCTTGCCGTCTTTCTTAACCACAACCTCAGCAGCATATAGGCCTTCAATATGCACCCAAGGATGTTTTTCACCTGGGGATAAGAGCTTGGCTAACGCAGCTTCAACAAGGCCTATCAGATCTTTGTATTCTGTGACCTTTGCCTCACGGCAGGCTACGACATCACCCTGTAAACCTGTATTTTCCTGGAGTCGACGAAGAGCCATAGTTTACTCTCCGTCCTGCTTAGGAGAGCTATCTTGTGCGCTCTGACCCTTGTCATCATCAGGCACTAGGGGAATAGCTTGTGCCGTTTCTTTTTCGGTTGCGGCTTCTTTTTCAAGCTTCTCAATCTGGGCTTTGGTTAGAGCACCTTCGAGTTTTTGGCCTGCGGTGGTCACCACAAACACTTGTCCAGCGGACAGGTCGATACGAAAAGACAGTACATCTTCAGCATTGATGTCTTGCTTCTCGGTTTTAGTGAGTGGCACTTTGGTCACATCGTGCAGCTTTGGCTTTTGGGCTTTATCCAGATCTGGTACCTGGACATTCAGTTTTACACGCGCTGCAATTTCAGATTTGGTCAGTGGCATAGTTTTCTCCAACATTGAGTGCCTTTGTTGGAGCTAAGATTACGCCTTAGCGGATCAGGATATAATTTAACATCTGTTAAAAATGAAGGGTTGATTTAAGGTGAGCTAAACACCACTTAATATTGAGTTTTACTAAAAGGAATATGTATGAAGTCTTTGTCAATTCTAGGCATGATCGCCATTACCTGTGTGTTGGTCATTTTAACTGTGGCTGCGATAGCTAGCATATTACTTTATGACAATTTGAAAGACTTAGCTGATATCGTCAAAATCGTAACAGGATTGGGAACAATTGTGGCATTGGTATTTGCAGGTTTTCAACTTAAGGAAAACCGTGAGAGTAACAACCTTGCAGTCAGACCTGTCCTTATACTTAATAAAGATACAAGTGGCTCCGAAATGGAAGTCTATTTGCAAAGTGTTGGTAATGGGCCTGCAAAACTAACAAAAATCATAATGCATCACTATGACAAAGAGTTTGACTTTAAAATTGAAAGTACTCCTCAACAAAAAACTATGGAGTTTGTTGATTATTTTGCCCTTAGAGCTTTTTTTCGATTGGAAAATGGAAAATTCTTGTTGAACTCCATTTTTGACACTAGTTGGATGTCGAAAGAACAAAAGCATACATTATTTCATTTTGACTTTTCACACTTTAGCCTTGATAAGAAAGAGGAAAAAAAAATCATCTTCAGCTTTGCTGAAGCAATTGATAAAGCCGATTTTACAATTGAATATGAAGATTTAAAGGGAAACTCATATTCTTGTTAATTGAACACAGTTACGTTTGAAATATGTACAGATAAGACTTGCAATGTGCCTGCACCGATACTAGAGTCAGGCACGGTTAAGGGCAACTTAACACCGACCTGGAGGCACCAGGAATTATAGGAAGAGCATCATGCTAAGCAACGAAACAAATACCCTTTTACACGAAGCCGACAAAACAATACAGCTGTTAGAAACAATCCTTTTTCAATTGCATACTTCACTTTGCGCCGACAATAATTCAATCAACAATTTAGCATGGTTAGTCCTGGATAAGTCAGTGAAAGCAACAAATATCAGCAACCTGAAAAGCGACCTTGGGCTGATCAAAGTTTACGGTTCAGACGAGAGCTAACAACTTCGGGGAGCTAGCCTCCCCATAAACCCTATAGGACACACTATGGCCAAACCTCTGGTTATCGATCCAAAGTTCTTTACTCAAGAGCAGCGCACCCAATTTGTGCGTCAGGCTAACTTAAAAGGTATGAAGCTGGGCCAGTGGCTAATCGAAGCTGCTGAAGCCTATTGCGAAAAGGAACCTGAAGAAAAGCCAGAATAACCTGCTTTACTCGCGCGCACTCATCCATAAATAGTAGAAGTACTGGATAAGAAAAAAAACCGCAGGTAGTTCAGACAATAGTAATAAAGCAAACAATAAAATGAACATAGATAGCCTCGTAAAATATAGAGGCTCTTTATTCTATGAATATTTTTTCTAAAGAATACAATTATCCGATCCAATTTGCATTTTGTTGCTGTTAAAGGGCCTAGACAACCAATAAAGTCACTATAAAGCAAAATATCATCCAGCATTCAACGGATAACCAAAGCCACACCTGAACCCAATAAAAATACAACTTCAACATAGTTCTCTCCTGGTAAATGAACATCAAGCGAGATACTTGCATAGAACCGTACTCTAGGTAGAAATCCTAATAGGGAAATTTCCCACTTGGGATTTTTTTGTTGGACTCAAGAAACAGCCTGGTTTAACTTTCTCAGCGGCGCTTTCACTTCCCAATGAGTAAAATACGGCTTTAAGTAACAACCACAGTGGATCACTTCACTGGCAGGCGCTGTGGGGTCATGGGGGTGCATCATCTTGAACTGGCCAATCTGAAACGGCTCTTGTACGGGCACATGTTGGCGGTGGGCTTTTACGTGTTCTTCCCTTGGTTCGCGTTTACCGGATTTGTTCCATTGTTTACGCAAACCAGTCATATACTCACTCATCTGTACCAGGCGCTGAAAACTGCTGTTGCTAAAGACGCTGGGGATGCTGGTTTGTACGATTTTCTTTATCCGAGATTTAGGTGCATTCATGATCCCCTCTACATCCTTCATCGCATCATAGGGAGAGTACTGGCCCAGCACAACTTTGGTTAACGCCAATTCAATATCTCTTTCCTGAATGCCAGTAATGTCTTTAATCCGTCCTATATGAAAGCGTTTTAAATTTTGCAGTAAGGTGGTATCGATAAGCGGGGCCAGGCCAACGATTTGGATACCAGCAGGTTTTAACGCCTGCTCTAACATTGAACCGCCCAGGACACTCGCTGTATTGAGCTGGGTCTGCAAATAGGGGCTGGCTTGTTGCTCCAGACCCGTTAGCACAGCCTGAATTTGTTGTTGAATTTGCGGCAGGTACCATTGCTGATAATCCGTAGGTTGGCCCACCAATACACGCATAATGTCATCCAGAGCAGAAGATAATAATGCAAATAGGTGCTCCCTGGACTCAGTGATTAAACTGGCCCGCTGTTTCAGGAGTTCAGCCCAGGCCCGGTTAAAGGCCTGGTTTCGTTGCTTATCATTCATGGTCGATAGTTCGTGATAAAGAGTTCTTTTGATGGTGCACATCCATTGTTACCGCCAACAGTGTATTTAATGTTGCGCTCCTGGAGGATGTACCCCTCGAATAACTTCTCGATATCCGGGTGTTTGTTGAGGGTGATCAAGACTTTGCCTTCGGCCCGCTTCAGGAAGGCATGCAGTGCTTCATATTCTTCCCAAGGAAATTCAACGTTATAGCCTTCTGTTTGCCAATACGGAGGATCGATAAAGTGAAAGGCCTGGTTATAGTCGTACTTCATGACACACGCCTGCCAGTCCAGGTTTTCAACTAACACCCTGGCTAGTCGCAAATGTAAGTCGCTCAGAAGTTCTTCAATACGTAGCAAATTAAATTTAGGTGGACACGTTTTTGAAATTCCAAAAGTCTGCTTTTCGATTTTAGCGCCAAAGGCATTACGCTGCAGATAGAAGAACCGAGCTGCACGCTGGATATCTGTCAAGGTTTCCGGGGTTTTCATTTGCTCCCATTCAAACATGGTACGGCTGACGAGTGCCCATTTGAACTGGCGCACAAATTCTTCAAGGTGATGTTGAATAACCCGGTATAGGTTAATCAGATCGTCATTTACGTCATTCAATACCTCAATTTTGCTTTCTTCTTTGGCCAGCAATACCGCAGCACCACCCCCAAAAGTTTCCACATAGGTCTTATGTTCGGGGATCAAAGGTAAGATATGTTTCAGCAAGCGGGTTTTACCACCTATCCAGGGCACAGCTGGTCGAACTTTTTTAGGTATAATTGATTTAACTTTCATAAGTGAGCCTTAATTTATTTTTTCTAATATAACAATGTGTTAGGCTCTCTAACGCGATGTCGACGTCGCTAGAGAACCTTGCTGGCTCACTGTGCTTTTATCACAGTGCGTCGGGACACGGAACGTCCTGGTACGATGTTCCGTGTCGTTCTCTATTTACCGTATTTTTCCACCAGTCCTTTTGCCCTGGGGCATGCTTTCGTTGCTGCCACCTTAGATACCAACTGATTACCCACTACCTGTTTGTCTTTTTGGCCATAGGCGGTACGTTTGTTTTTTAAATTCAGGATAAACTTATGGTGCCACTGGTATTGAGTGTGCATTCGGTGAGGTTGGCCCAGCCAGTAGGCTTTAAACTCACCCACATCTTCTTCGCTGATATCTCTATCAATTAAGCCCATCATTTGAGCAATTTGGGCAAATAGCGTTTCATCTGGCTGCCAGTCAGCCGTCATGGCTACCGCATCAATACTAAATTGTGTCATCACTCTTGTTCCTCATGATAAACATCACCTTCTTTAGCTTTGGCTTGGTTTTCCTTCGCATTCTCAAGCTCGGTACTGGCATCAAAATCAACGCCCAGCTTTTTGGCTACTGTGGCAATAAACTGCAAGGCAGTTTGTTCAGTCAGGAGTTTCTGTTTGATCAATATCACCAAAGCGCTGGTCAGTTGCTGTAGTGCAGAGGCGTATTTTGTGGTGTCTTTGGCGGTCATTTCAGGCATAACGACCTTGAGTTGATAAATGGCATGATCAAAATCAGGCTCAACTGCACTTTTCATGTGGATCAGATGTTTACGGAGCTGGAAAATACCGATATCGAATAGCATCTGCTTGATGATCTCCTGATCCATCGTAAGGGTTTTCTCAAACGGCTCCATCATAGTTTCACCGACGGCCCGGTTCACATCACCACCGCCACCAAAAAGTTGCTCGGGGATGGTTAAGCCGCCCAGGTTATGGTTACGTAACATACGGCTTAGCTTTTCCGTATCCTCTGTATTGAGTTGAGGACTCACCGGGTTTAGTTTTACTTTTTCGTTAGTGATTTTTGTTGAACCAGCGGGAGGTGGATTTTTGAATTGAGGCAACCAGGTATTAATGATGTCGTCCTGGCTGGCTCCTTCAACAACCACGTGCCAGACAAAGGATCGTAAATAGTCTGCTCGTTCAGCTTCCGAGAACAAAAAATTCTCGTAATTGTCCAGATGGTCTGCTGGGGCCAACAATTTTGAACGCCCCCTGGCTTTCACGCCCAGGGCGTTAATATTGAAGTAGAAGCACTGGCCATCGTTAAACTCTTCCCGGATAGCCTGAGTGCGCTGAGTAAACACGTTTTCATCGCCGTTGATGATCACCTGGTAACGTTTGTAATTCCCCTTTGTGTCCCGCTTTGAGATCACTCCAATTGGCTGCTCAGGGTTATCGGGATCAAAGATAACGTCCTGCACCTGGTCAGCACTGAGCAAACCTAAACGCACATGTCCATTTATTTCATTCACAAAGGCAAGTAAGAATAACTCTCCGTCGATAAATAGCTCTTTAACACGGTTAGGCAACTTGCGACCCATACGAGTAATAGGATCATTCCAGAAGCGTTTAACCACATTCTGGTATTCCTCATCATCATGCTGCAGGGACACGCCTTCGGCCAACAGGTAAGCCGTGGGTAACTCAATCATGCGGTTGGCCAGCAGGTTAGACTCCCAAAGTTTAAATGCCACTTTGCGCATCCGGCCCTGGGTAACAGGGTTTAAATTCCGACTTTTATCCTGGGTGATAGGAGTAAAGCCCTCTAAATCATGATCAAGTCCACCACTGGCAGCTTCGCGAACAGGCTCTTCTTTTTTGCCAAATTGTAAAAATGCGGGTAAATAATCAGTCAAGTTCATGGGCAACTCCAGAAACGATTGCGCAATCGGTTGCCGCCATTTGTATGGGGCGTAATTGCAAATTAGGTACAATGACGAGGGTTTTACTATTCATCGTCTTAAAATGGCGTACAGGGGCTTTTTTTATATTCACATTTCAGCCCTCATGCGAATGCGTTGTTTACCCGCCAGCTTCTTAGGGGCGTAAACCTCATTGTGGTTATAGTTTTCGGTAGCCTCTGGTGGGGCAGCTGCAGGTGGTTCGCCTTCTTCATAAGTGGCAGCCCAGCTCAGCACACCGCTCACTGCAGTATCCCCATGGCGCTGCCCTCCATCGCTGCCTTTATCGTGTTTGTCATCCATCCTAGGCTGACCTTTATGCAGTACAACACGCCGATGATCTGCCACGATGTCTTCCGATTCAGGCAAATCAAAATGCAGCCCTTCAAAACCCGCCTTGTACTCAGGAAACCACTTGGCATACCAGGCGCGGGTAAACATGACACAATCGACCCGGTCTGCACCGTAGCGTTGTAAAGCCGCTTCTGCATGGGATTGACCATTGCCCCTGGCATCAAATTTGGCGTGGAAAAAGAGAGGCACGTTGTCCAGGATGTAGAACAAAATGTATTGCTGACAATCAAAAGGAATGTTTCTGAGTTCCACGATAAACGGTGTTTGCCAGAACGTATTGGAGACTTTCTGTCGGATATGCATAGTAGATAAATCACCGCTACGTCCAAAATCCTGACCAAAGACTGTGCGCAAGCCTGGCATGTTATCAATCAATGGTTTTAGGCTGTCTTCACACCATTTGGCAATGTTATCCAGGCGGTTAGGATCTGTGACAAAATCGTCATCGCGTTTGATTCGTATCACCTTCGGTTCCGGCTTTTGGACACGTTCAACCAGTACACGACTGATATACACACCTGAGCCACTGGAGGGGATAACGTCTAACTCTTCAGCAGCATCATCACCATAGAACTTGTACATTTCCTCAACCCATTGGTCTTCGGCTTCCTGACTCCACTGTATTTTGCGGATCTGACAAATACGCTTATACAGACCTTGCTCAAGAGCCTGACGAAAGGGGATACGATGAACGGAATACGGAAGTTTGCCAGCCCTGCAGTCTTTGATTAACAAATTGAAGTAGTTGTCTTCACCATCATGGGTGGAGATGATCACCACACGACCACCCCAAATAAGCATGGCCATTGCCGCTTTGATTAATCCTGGTAAATCATCGTGGAAAGCCGCTTCATCAATGATAATTAACCCTTGCTTTCCCCTTAAGTTAGCAGGGCGAGAGCTTAAGGCAGTAATCCTGAATCCAGATTCAAACTTGATGCTATAGGTAATAATGTCCTTACCTTCATCATCAATGATCTCTTCTTCAATTTCGACGTCCTGGATGGCTTTATTGAAGGCTTTTGTCCACATTGCCGCATCGCGGATAAACTCCTTGGCCATATCCTGGTTATAGCCGATATACCACACATCCATACCGCCTGCCTGGCGACTTGCCGCAGCCACCATAGCCGCTTCTGCCGCTATGCCCCAGCTCAAACCGATACGACGTGATTTTTCAATGATGATGACCTGGCTGCCATCGTAGATCACATCTGACTGATAGGGTAAAAGCAGTGCCTCTCTGACACCCTCGGCTGCAGGAGTGGGATTAATGACTTTGGTGACTTGCTCGGTCATAAACGAACACCTGCAATGGCTTCACGCAGTTTATTGATAGTGTCTTCACTGGCTCCAGCTTGTTTCACTATCTTCTCAGCTGCTTGGGCTGACTCTTCCTGTGCTTCCAGTTTGGCTTTGTCGTAGATGCGTTTTTCCAGCTCAGCATTAGAGTTGGCGCTCCGCTGCAATCTAGCCATTGATAGCACTAACTCATTCAAGGTTTCAGGATCGATAAAGTCATCCCTGTCCATGATTGTCGTGGTGGTTTTAAAGTGTGCACTTTGGAGCAAAGCCATCAGTAGGCGGCCTTGTTCGCCCAAGTTGTTCAGGTCGAATTTATCGGCCAAGGCCGACGCCATTTCCTGGGACTCTCTGACACGAGCTGCAATTTCTTCGATACGTTTAGATTCACGCCAGACAGTATTATCGTCGATGCTTTCAACGTCAGTCTTACCGGCGTATTCATCCAGCATCAGGTTAACTGTGTCAGCTATTTCCTGGCTGGTATATTTTTTTGAGGCAATCATTTCCTCAAGTTTGTTTTTAATAGTGTCCGGTAAACGTTGTACTTTACGGCCTTTCATAGTTACGCTCCTGGTGCGGGACGTTTAACGCCATCAACCACAGAGTCGCCAGTTGCCACATCGATACCACGTTGAGTGATTTGTGCGGTAAGTGTGTTGCCCGCCATTTCAACACTGAGTAAGCCTTGCTCTTCGAGCCAACGAATATGCGTTCGTACCAAATCCCTGGAAGTTCGATGCCCGAATTGCTCCAGAATGTCATCCAGTATTGAATCATTGGCGCTATAACCTGGACATTTTGACAAACAACGTAAAATAACCAGGCGCTGATCTTCGGTTAAGGCCTTTTTAATGTTTTGCATCATCAGTGATACCTCAGTCTTTACTTTTCATTGCTGCTTCAACAATTAGTTTTAATGGATGTTCGACACGCTGGATGGTTTGTTCCAGGTGTTTGCAAGTTTGCTCTACCTGACTGGCTTGTTGCGATACGTTACTTACCAGGTCTGGTATTTTTTCAAGGCTTTTAAGTGATGTTTCCACTTTAACAAATCGCTTTTCCAGTTCGTCATGGTTGTCTTTTGGGGTATAGGTTTGTTCCACAGACTGAACACGCTTGTCCAGTTCCTGGAAGTCTTCCACCTTGGTAAAGGTTTTGCGCATGGAATACAGCACCAGAGACAAGATCAAGCCAAACAAAAATGAGCCGATTTTCCAGGCAAAGTCCCAGTCAAATTCCATTACTTGCCTCCTATCAGATTTTTGAGTTTGTCGAACATGCCTGACTCCAATACACCTGCCTGGAGTTTTTTATCCTGAGAGCGGCTGTGAACATTCACCCCTAGCACACCCAGAGCCACAACCCATAGGGCACTGGTATTTACCAAGGCTGTGATAATGTTCTGGGCATTACTGGTTTCCCAGATAATTGTGTAGGCGATGGCCAACCAGGTAATCACCCAAGAGAACGTCAGGGCATACCCCAAGGTAGGTCTCCAGCGTTTGGTGTAGAGGTCGTCCTGGCTCAGTTCGGCACGGTAGGTTTTATGGTTTTCGGTGAATTTGGCCTGATCTACTTGCAGTGCCATATGTTGCAACATGGCCAGGTTATTCTCTTGAGTAGTTCGAAGTTTCAACGCTGCATCGGGATCAGTTTGAATAGCCTGCTCAATTGCTGTAGGTGTTTCATCTGTACCCAGGCTGCTGGCGATCAAACTAATTATTGAGCCTGCTGGCCCACCGATAAGGCCACCCAATAGAGGGGCAGACTCAGAGACTAACGACTTCACTTTATCCCACATCAAACAGCCCTCCAGGAATTAACACATGAAAGATCACAAATGACGTTACCGCAGAGCAAAACAGTGCGACTAAAAAGAAGTACAAGCCAATTAACCGATTTGCGTGATAACGTCTTAGTGACAGATGAGGTCGGGTTTTAAAGCAGTACTGAGATATGCAGGCACATACTACAGTCACCGCTAAGCAAAGTGCTACAACCAGCATTGCTCATCCTCCAGTATGGTCACATTCATGGCATGACGAGCTTTAATTTGTACATCGAACAGGCGAGTTAACCAGCCGACGATATACTTTGCTTTCCTTGGTCTGGAACGGACTATGGCGGCATAACGCAAAGCCCTGCGTTTGTGGAAGTACACCAACAAGTCAAAGCTGTCTTTCACCTGTCTCAGAGTGGCCAACGAAGATGGGCCTATAATGCCATCGGGGTTTTCACCTATACATCGCTGTAACGCCTTAGCCGCAAAACCGGTTCCTTGGTTTACCGCACAATCAAATACGGTATATGACAAGCCTGGATACATCTCAGCACAACTTAACTTTTGCCAATAGTCGTTGTAATAGATACGGGCCGCATCATCCTGGGTCAGGCTTTTGATATCCAATTTAGGATAGGCCCGCTTACTGATGCCGTACTTCGTCTCTCCACCAGGGTCGTCAGGATCAAACGAGTAAAAGCCTTCGTGCTTTAGCACGGCTCTAATCGCCTGGCTGGCGTCCTGTGAAATCTGGTTTAAATATGGGGTACTTGTTTTCATACAGCCAGCATAAGGAATTCCTATTCCGGCGGTAATTTAACATGTGTTAAAAATGGAAAGTTTTGGGCTACTAAATTACAGCTCTAAAAAAAATTATCTATTTAATAAAAAATAGGTACACTATTTGAGTGATCTAAATCCACTATAGGGTTTTACCATACAACTGAGTGAATTATTTAGATAAGTAGGAATTTGAAATGAATCAATCAGATCCAGAATCTCTGAAATTTGATGGTGCAGAACTAAAAAAAATGAGGAAGGCAATTAGGCCAAAAGTTACCCAGGAAGATATGGCGGATATATTGGGTATTTCCAGGGAAACTGTAAGTCACATAGAAAACAATAAGGCGGCCGCAATTAGAGGGCTGTCATTAGAAACAATATTGAAATGGCATTCATATTGTAGAAGCAGGCTTCCACGTCAAAATAGCAATGAATTCATAGAGTATGTAAAACGGATATTTAGCATTTAACGATGACTTTCTATCAAAACCCTAACAGTGTAGCTCTTTACTTCTTCGCGCCTCTAATTTTGATTATCTCAGGGTTTTCATTCGGAGACCCTGTGGTTTTTGATAAACTAGTCATAGTCGCGTTACTTGTTGCCACCTATATTTGTAGAAACAATATCAATATATTAGGCGTCA